TCTCCGGAAAGGCGTACGTTCCCCGCCAGGACGATATACCCCCGGCAGGGTGGGAAAAAATCAATAAGGAGTATGCGAAATGAAGAAAGAGAGGACCGGGAAGAAGGGAAATGTTTCCAGGTATAGCGCTGCCCTCTCTGAACGCATTTGCGGTCATATACGTTGCGGGGATAGTCTGAGGAAGGCTGCCGAAAAGGAAGGCATTCCCCATCCCACGGTGATGAATTGGGCCAGAGATAACACGGATTTTGCAAACCAATACGCGCGCGCGTGCGAGGAACGGCTTGCCGCCCTAGAAGACAAGTTGCTTGACCTTGTGGAGAAAGGGCATGAAGTGGCCCCACGTGCCGAAATAGGGGGAACCATGCTGCAAGCGGTCAAATTGGAAATAGACACGCTCAAATGGATGCTTGCCAAGCTGATGCCGAAGAAGTACGGAGACCGTGCGGCGCTGGCTCTGGAAGGTGGAGAAAAAAACGTAGAGGTGACCCATAAACTTCCAGCAGAAGCAATCGTTCCGTTAGTGGCAGCCTTGAGAGAAATATGGTCCGAGGAAGAAAGCTAGGGGCTCCGGTCAGGCCGGAAGACTCTCCCGTCATCTTTGCCGCCCTGATTCTGGGGGAAACAGGGCTGTACAAATGGCAGATGCGGGCCCTTGAAAGGGCTGCCCGGGGAAAGCGGGTTGCCCTGCGCGCTGCTAATGGTTCCGGCAAAACGGATAAAGTGATCGGCATCCTTGCTCTGTGGTTCCTGTGGCGTTTCCCCCGTGGGCGCATGCCTATTACGTCCGGCTCATGGCGCCAGGTAAAAAACCAGCTCTGGCCTGCCCTAGAACGGCACCGGAACAACCCATCCCTTGCGGGCTGGAAATGGCTCAAGAATTGCCGCGTGGAAACGCCGGAAGGGGGATTCATCGAAGGCTTTTCCACCAACCACGCCGGGAAGGCGGAAGGCTGGCACGGGCGTGTGACGGACGAATTCAAGGATGAGCGGAAGGAACAGGATGAGGAAGACTTCCGCAGCGAGAAGAAAGCCCGTCTGTTTGACGTTGACGAGTTTACCGGGGATGATCCTTCTTCCCCCGTGTTTTTCGTGGTGGACGAGGCAAAGACGGTTCCAGATGAAATCTTTGACGCCATTGAACGATGTACGCTTCAATTCTGCATCTACCTTTCATCCCCAGGCAAGCCGGAAGGGCAATTTTATCGCTGTTTCCACGAGGAAAAAGACCTCTTCTGTCCGATGGTGGTAACGGCCTTTGATTGCCCCCATATCTCCCAGGAGCGCATTGACCGCATTCTGGCCCGTGTGGGGGGTAATGAGGATGATTCCTATTACCGTTCCGTCGTGCTGGCGGAATTCACGCTGGAAGGAGATTTGTACATCATTGACCCTGGAAAACTGGAATGGGGTCAGCGGCAGCCCTACGAGCCGCGCAGGGGGCGCCCCGTGGCCTTCCTGGACATTGCCGCGGGCGGGGATGAAACAGTCCTTGCCATCTGCGACGGAAACGAAGCCTGGATTGAATACGCGGAACGACAGCGGGACACGGTGCAGAGTGTCCGCAAGTGTATTGCCACCCTCAAGAGGCTGGGCATTGCGGATTGTGATTTGTGGGTGGACGCTCCGGGCATGGGCCTGGCTGTCATCAGCGATTTTAATGAATCAGGTTGGTATCCGAATGAGTTCTTTGGGAACAACCCTCCGGAAGACCGCGACCGCTACATCAATCTCTCGGCGGAATGCTGGAATGACGCCGGACTGGAACTCATGACCGGGCGAGTGCATATCAGGTCCAGGCGGCCGGACAAGACGCTTTTCGTGCAGTTGACTACCCGGAAGAAGGAATATGCGGACGATTCCAGGCTCAGGAACGAGAAGAAGGAGAAAATGAAGGCTCGCAACCTGTCTTCTCCTGATCGCGCGGACGCCTTGCTGGGGGCTATATGGGCTTCCTTTCGTGGATCTTCCGGAGTTTGGACAGGAGAGGGCAACAGGCCCATTGTGGGCAAGAGTCAGCACGCCGTCAAACATACGGGGAAATTTTATCCCATTTAGGACTGTTCGTAGCCCATTTTGACATTGTTGTACCCTCCCTCACGTTGGGGCGATAATGCGTGCATGAGGCAAGCCGCCAACTACAACATACACGCCACGGAATCCCTGCCGCAGTCTCTTGCGCTGCATTTTATTTCTCCATCCGGTGAGGATATGGACATCAGCGGCATGACGCTCCGCGGAGCGGTGGTACAGGATGGGGTGATCATGCTGGACTGTGCCGTTACGGGGGCGAGTGCGGCATTGGTGACATGGCCGAGGCTGGCCGCCGGATGCGGCGCTTATGATATTTTTCTGACCGACGCATCAGGCAAAGAATACCCCTTGTTGAAGGGAGCCGTGCATGTAGTGTCCCGCGTTACACCTCCGGATGGAACGGAAGAGGCTGCGGCTGTAGCTGGTGCACTTGATGTCTCCATCCCCGAAGCGGAAGACGGCTCCGTGACCATTGTGGAAAACCCGTCCATTGTGGTCGAGGAACTTGTACGACAGGCCGAAGCGGCCCGGGATGAAGCAGAGCAGCTTGTGGAAACGCTGGAAGAACAGGTGGAAAGCGGGGAATTGGTCAATGAGGCTGTAGCAAATAAATTGCCGGTCGCGCTCAAGGATGCGGGCGTGGAATTGGAAGCGGTGACCGGGCAATCCACCTTGTCCAGCGGAGATGCCGCCGACACCTGGACCATCGTCGGAGGCTACGCGATGACCTGGGGAGACGAGATTCTGGCGGGACATCTGCCCGACAGCTGCCGCCTGACGAGTATTTCCACCGTGTATTTTTTCGAGAATCCGGCCGCTAATCAATATTGCCTGCGGATTTGGCGGCTGACGGACGGCGCTTACAGCCTGATTGGCACCTCCGCCTATGTGTCCAACCTGACCAGCGGCCAGACGGCTACGTGGGAATTTACGCCGGGCGTTACGTTGCAACGCGGGGACAAGATCATCATCCAGGTGTGTGAAGGGACGGAGATGACGCCCTATGCCTTAGGCATGCACGCCGTGCTTACTCCGTCCATTCCTGGACGCGGCCTGGTGACGGAGGTGACCAACCCGCCCACGGTGAACGGCACGATGGCCCCGCTGATGACCGTAGTAGTGGACTATGACGACGGCATCACCCTGGGAGGTTTAGAGCTGGCTACCGCGCGGCAACTGGATAGCCTGGGGCGGGATGTGCGCCAATCTTCCGCGACCGCCGAGGCTGCGGCGCGGACGGCTGGACAGTCCGCTGCCACGGCGTCCACAGCTGCCGATAACGCCGCGACCTCCGCCACCAGCGCGGCCAACTCCGCCACAGAAGCCAAGCAGGCCCTTGAGGCCATGCCCCAAGTAGATGATGCAGGCAACATGACGCTGGCCGGAGGTCTGACAGCGGCGGGGGCTATTAACGCCAACGGCGGCGTCAACATTCCGCTGGCCGTGGGGGCTCCGACCAATGAATCCGGCGTCAATCGCCTGTACGCTTCCGGGCTGGCCGCCGTCACGGAGGCGTTTTCTCCGCAAAGTTTCCTTTCCAGCTTTAGTTTGTACGGCGGGAGCGTCGCCGTAGATCAGACGGTTCCCGGCCAGGTGTGGAAACTCAGCAAGACGTCCGCAGATCCGGGAACAGTCCAGGTCAATTTGATGAATCCATTTTTAGGAACATCCAATTATTCGGGCTGGCATGGATTTGTTCTGCCAGTCGCTTTGGGCAATGCCGGAAGTACCGCTGCCCGAAAGCTGACTTTCGCGCTGGGCAAATCGGGGAATGTCGTCAAGAAGACGGCTGCGGAGATGGATATGTTCACTCTGTCCCCCGCTCCTGGGTCTGCCAGTTCTTTAGCAAGGTTCGTTGACGTCACGTTTTATATGATCAATAACGCGGCCACGAATCCGGCAGGTTATCCGGTAAGGGTGAGGGAACTCGTCTATGATTCCACTCAGGCCAAGTGGTTATGTTATGAAACGCTTTCCGTTTTCCCGTCCACCA